ATAATCCATTTTCCTTATATTTCTCTTATGAATCAACGATTCAAGAGCATTGCTCATAAACGGAACAGGATAAACATCTTCTGGTAAAGTTCTACCAAGTATTGGTCTTACATCAGTAAGTAATATCTCGGTAGAAGTTCCCTTAGTGTTCTGTACTTGTCGAACAAACTCTGGATAATTAGCTTTTAAAAGTTCATATAACTCTTTATCATATGTACCATCTTTCTTTTTGCCTTCAGTTTTAATAAAATTAACCATTTCATGGTCTATTTTCACATAATAATATCTCTTATTTGGTATCACGGACTTTTCCACTCTAATAGTAGCAGGATCTCTGAACCAGATATTATCTGGAACTGTTATCCTTCTTCGTGAATTAATTTTGTAACTAACTTCGTCTCCTGGCTTTCTTACCCACTCATATTGAGGAACAACTAAGCCAGATAAAAGATATTCTAAACAAACATCCCTGTAAAAATTTTGGAGCTTATCAGCTAATGAATCATAAACCAAAAATTCCTCTTCAGTGCAATCTCCTTGTCTGTTTTTCATTTCTGACATTGACATATCAACCATTTTATTTATTACAGATCCAGCAATTGGATCATGTTTATAAAAGAATCTGCACATATCAATAAGTTTCTTATAATCTTTGGGTATCTCCATTTTGTCAACCCAACCAGTAATTTGTGTAATGCTACCCTGCAACCAAGGATCAGATATTTGATTCACTTGAGCTTTTGCCAATTTAATAACGTTCTTTACTGCCATCTACATATTACCTCTTGGGAATATTCCATCCGCCTTGAGCTAGTTCACTATACTTTCTTTGTGCGGGTGGTTTTTCGGGGGAAAAATAATTATAATAATACCCATATACCCACGTCAATAAAGACGCAAGAATATGATCCTCACCCTTTTGTCCACCTTGCGGGGAATATACAAAGTACTTAGGGACTCCTAACATATCCCTAGTAAATCCTACTCGTTCCAGTTCCGATATAACGTCATCATCTTGCAATGATAACACTAAAATTTGATCATTTTGCAACCACTTTTGCAATTGACTAATGGTAAATTTTCTTATACGATCTTTCTGCTCACAACCATCCTCATTATAACCAGTAATGACTATTCCTTGAAAATCTACCATAACCAACCTTTTAAACATATCAGGTTGATTTTCCTGTATAAATTGAGATACCGCCAGACCAGAACTGCCAGCATCCATTGAAATCATATTAAATCTATAAATTTTGTCTAACCAATCTATAATCCTAGCTTGAGTTGGATACTTTATTCTTCTCAATTCAAATCTAGCATGTTCCCGCCACATTTTGTCTTTCATATATAAAATGGTAATAATTGTTGGTTCTGCAGAAAATCCCATATCACATCCAGCTATAATTAAATCATGAGGAGGAGGTTCTGGTGCGGACAACAACTCATAAAATCTTCCGCCTGCTGTCTCAAGAGATATATTATTTAATATTGATACAGCAACAGGATAGCTATCAATTTTCATCAATTTTCTATCAAAAACAGAAAAGGCTGGAGAACCGTGTTGACCTAAAACAAGATGAACATAATCATCACCGTCTGCTCCACCGTATTGTTTCAAATCTGTAGCTTGTTGCTCTTTAGTATATCTTGGGCTTTGTAGACGAGAAACATTGTGTTTAGAAAATTTCTTATCTATTTGATCTACTTCATAAAGTACATTCTTCTCTCTCAACCCGTTAGGAACTCCAGATACCCACAATTTAAACCCCTCGTCCCACGTAGTCAAACACTGCATTAAACTGTTCCATGCAGAATAACTAAATACTTGTCCTTCATCAACATAAATACAGGGAACATGAAGACCAATAATATTACTATCTGCTGTAGATCCAATAATCCTACATCTAATCATTGCTCCATTTAACAATTTAATTTCGTGTTGAGAAAAATTAATACTATTCTTATCAATGAAGTATTTTAACAGTGGATGCCTACGGAAGAACTTAGTTAATCTGAGGAATACTGGTTCTAGTTGTGCTTTATTCTGAACAACAAATAAAACCTCATTTTCACTTGCTTTACTATAAAGTCCAGAAACAACATCATAAATTAAACGTGTCTCTAATACAACAGTTTTACCAGTTGTACGACCAGTACAAGCACTGATATAATTAGACATATCAAGCAACATTCTTTTTTGGTAATTATCAAATTCCCACGATTGAGTAACATCTGGCTTATCTTCGGCAGCCGATCGTATAAATTCGCCAAACCAAACAGGATCTTTTAATAATTCTGAAACTGCTACATCATTATCATCTAATACCAACTTCTCTTTCATTCTATAATAATACCCAACTTATCTTTACTATCAGTAGTAACTAATGCACCACATTTAGAGCACTCGACTGTAAAAATATATTTTATTTGCTCTATTGGCTTATCTTTATAGGCCAAAGATTTAGGTTCTCCTCTTTGTGTAATATAAACATGATACTTACCTAACACAATACTGCACTTTGGGCAAATAAGCATGTGTAATTTTTTATCTACGATTTGTTTTGCTTGAGATTTTAACTTTTCTATATAACTTAATGGTGTCTCTTCACCCTCACTTGCTCTTTTCTTCCTAGCTATTCCTAATTGATCTTGCAACGTAGTATACGAGTTAGTAGCATCACGAAGTGACATAATTAAATCTTTATAAATCTTAGAATCTTTTGAAGGATCGAGCTTTGAAATGTGATCATTTAATTTAGCTATGTTTACTTCTAATTGACACATCTGTATTAAAGATGCTAAATCGTTTGATTTGTTTAGTTCATCAAGCTCATAATCTTTTAAATATGTGTTTAATCTGGTTTGTACATCTGCACCTTTCTTTTTTCTACCCATTTATATATCCCTGAAAACAAGTTTTCCACCACTATCAATATCTAGATTATCACCCAGATAGATGATATTTTTCTCTTTTGCTTCTTGCTTTCTTCTAACGTCTTCGGTACTTCTACATACTTTTACCCAAGCTGCATGATTTATAATATCATCTCTATAAGTATGATAACAATCCTTACAAAAGTAACCTCTTCTTATAACTATCTCATTACATATGGCACACAATAACTGCATAAATACTCCAAATTCTTTATTTAAATATTTTAAACAAAATAAAAGTAAAAATGGCATACACCACATTTGGCTATACCAACCAAAATGTTATAATTAATTATTAATAGTACAAGCACCCTCCTCACACTCAATACACAGTGGTTTAGATAGAACTTGCTCACTACGACTTCCATCTCTAAAAACAGTTATGCCTTTAAGATTTAAGTCATAAGCCATCTTTATAATTTTCTCTACGTCTTCAACTGTAGCATTACTAGGTAAGTTAACTGTTTTACTAATAGAAGATGTAGTATGCTTTTGAAATGCAGATTGCATTTTTACATGCCATTCTGGTGTTATCTCAAGTGCTGTGACGAACACTTTTTTCCATTTTTCGGGTACTTCGTCTACATTTTTGAGATCGGTTTTTGAAAGCTTTACTACCAACTCAGGAGTAAACCATCCCTCCTTCTTACCTATATCTTCAAATGCTTTATTTACTTCAAAAAATGTTTTACCGCCTAAAATATTACTCCTAACAAACACTATACCATAAGCTGGTTCTATTCCTCCAGTAGTTTCTGCTATAATACTTAGAGAGCCAGTTGGTGCTATAACAGTTATACTTGCATTCCTCAATTGAGAATCAAACACAGATTGTGATATATTTATAAAGTTTCCTTTTTCTTCTGCTAATTTAATAGAAGCTTTCTTAGCCTCTATATTAACAAAATCCATAACCTCTTCAGCAATTTTTAAAGCTTCTTCGGAATTATATGGTATTCCTAAATAAAACAACATATCTGCCAAACCCATAACGCCAAGACCGATTTTCCTGTTTCCTTTTACAGCCTTCTCAATAGATGGAGTAGGATAATCAGAAGCATCAATAATATCATCAAGAAATCTTACTGCATGATGTACTACTTTTCTCAAAGAAGAATAAATTATCTTGTTTTCATCCCTATCTACAAATTTTGATAGGTTTATTGAACCAAGACAACAAGCTTCATTTGGTAATAAATCTGCTTCGCCACATAAATTCTTAATAAGGCATCCTAATTTTGGAGTCGGATTATCTGCTTGAACTTTGTCCCAAAACACAATTCCTGGTTCACCGTTTTTCCACGCTGATTCTGCTATAATCTTGAATAAGTTTCTAGCTGATATTTTCTTGACGAGTTTGTTGGTTTTTGGATTAACAAGAGCATAATCCAAATCATTCTTAACAGAACGCATAAAATCGTCAGTAATAGCAACCGATATATTAAAATTATTAAATTTAGTTTCATCGTTCTTGCACATTATAAAATCCAGAATGTCTGGATGATTTATTAGAAGTAATCCAAGATTACCACCTCTACGAATAGAACCTTGTTTTATTACATCACTGGTTACATCAAAAACTCTCATAAAAGATATTGGGCCGCTTGCTATACCTTCAGTAGTTTTAACTACATCACCAGCAGGACGTAATTTAGATAAATGTAACCCTACCCCGCCACCACATTTCTGAACCATTGCACAATCTTTAACCGTCTGAAATATATCTTCTATAGAATCACTAATCTCAAAAGCAAAACAGGCAAATAAATGATTTAATTGTTTATTTCCACCGTTTGATAGTGTCGGAGTATTTGGTAAAAAATATTGATTAGACATTAAATTGTAAAAAACCTTACTCCAATATGCTGGATTGTTA